CATGTCAGGATTGGATGAAGTGTTCAATACTGAACCTACAGAAACAGAGGTAGTCCCTAAAACAAGCAAACTTCATCTAAAACCAAAGGGTGATGATGTTGATAGTGACTATGAATACACAAGAGGTAACTTGTATTCTTTGATTGACAAAGGACAAGAAGCAGTCAACGGTGCACTTGACCTTGCTATGTCATCTGATCATCCTCGTGCATATGAGGTAGCTGGCAATCTAATTAAGAATGTCGGTGATGTCGCAGATAAACTGATGGCATTACAAAAGGACAAAAAATCTATCAAGGAGGAGAGTCCTAAAAATCAGACAGTAACTAATAACTCATTGTTTATTGGTAGCACTGCTGATCTTCAAAAGATGCTAAAACAAGCAACTAAGAAGAAAGATAAATAACATAGTAAAGGAAGTATTCTATCATGGTAATCAAAGTATTAGCAGCTGAGGCGGATCTATCTTCTGCAACTAATGTGAGTCGTGCGGGATTAGTTCGTGTATATAACGGACATAGTGCTGTATCAGTAATCACAAGAAAAGACTCTGGCGGTAATACTATCGGTAGTGCCACAGTAGTTAATGGAACTGTAGAAGTATTTGAAAAAGATCCAACAGATACACTCGAAGCATCAGCGGGTGGTTCATCTATAAAAGTAACAAGCATAGCATTCACAAGATAAATGGCAACACGCATCCCCACCATGTATGGTAGATACTACGTTATCTCTCTTGTATGGAGAGGTAGGCAGTTTACTGTTACAGTGTTTAGAGATAAGTTAGGTAAACTACAAAGACCTCAAGCACAAAAAATTGCAGATAAAGTTTATCCTGGCTCAAGGGTAATAAACTTTCATGAATCAGATCCTACATCTGATCCTGTATTATTGGTGAAGGAAGCAAGAGAAAAATTTATCTTAGAAGCAAAGAAGAACTGTGGTGAAGGCAAATACTATTGCTTTGACGAACAGAAATGCAAACCATTACCAGATGGTATGACTATTGGTAAGGATGGTATGCTCCAGAAAGAAGGAGTAAACAAGAATAAAAACTGTGGATGTGGTAAGAAACCTTGTATCACATATGGTTCATATGATGACACTCCAAGTGACAACCCATCAGGTCAGACAGGTGAAGATGCAGCAGATGGTATGAGTGAGCAACACTATGGTGCTGCTGTAAATAAGATACCAAAAGAACTAGACGCTGCAGTAAAAATGCATGCAAGTCAATCGCAGAGATTGAAGAACTCAAAAGAATTTAAGAAAGACGCAGGAAAAGAAGCAAACAAAATTCCAGCTGAATTAGATAAGGCAGTTGCAATGCACAAGAGTCAAGCAAAGAGACTACGTGCAGCAGCAGTAAAAGAAGAAGCACCAAAGGGTAAGAAGTATGAAAGAATGATAAAGCATATCAAGAAATCATATGCAAAAGATGGTGCATTGACAAAAGATGAGAAGTCAATTGCATATGCTACAGCATGGAAACATAAGAATAAGAATCAAGATAGAAGATTAGGAGAGACTTATTTCTATGCGGGTGACTCTAAGGAAGAGTTTAAAGATAAGGCAATGAAGAAGAAACAGAATAAAGAGAAGAAAAAATCCGTCGTTCCATCAACAGATGTCCCTACGTTTCCACAAGATCAGGTAAGTGAAGATTGGCAAAAGAAATCAGGTAAGAGTCCCTCTGGTGGATTGAATGAAAAAGGTAGAAAATCATATGAGAGACAGAATCCTGGCAGCGATTTAAAAGCACCAGTTACAGGTAAGGTAAAGAAAGGTGGTAAAGCAGCTGGGCGAAGAGCAAGTTTCTGTGCTAGAATGAAGGGTATGAAAAAGAGATTGACGAGTGCGAAGACTGCTAGGGATCCTGACAGTCGGATAAACAAGTCACTCCGTAAATGGAAATGCTAATTTAGGAGACTAAATATGTCTAGAAGAGTTAAAGAAATGCAACAAGAACTACGAGTCCTTGAGGCATTTAACGATTCAACCAGAGCTCGTATTCTACGCAACATGCTAGAGTATGAGATTAAACAGGAGAAATTCGCTCATGTCAACAGTATCAGAAGACCTTCTAGATCCTGATTGGATGGACTTTGAAGGACGTATAGGTTACGACTCTATTACACATAAATTTTCAGTTCAATTGCATAGACATATGCATTGGTTTGACACGAAGGAATCTGCAGAGCAGTATTTGAAAACGACTAGATGAGTCAAGATTTTTATTTGGGTAATCCCAACCTCAAAAAGGTAGGGACTGAAATACAATTTACCAAAGAGCAAATACAGGAATACCTCAAGTGCAAAGAGGATCCTGTATATTTTGCTATGAACTATATTAAAATCATCTCGTTGGATGAGGGTATAGTTCCATTTAAGATGTGGGATTTCCAACAAGAACTCATAGAATCTTTTCATGAGCATAGATTTAATATAGCAAAACTCCCTAGACAGACTGGTAAGTCTACTACTTGTGTATCATATCTGCTACACTATATTCTATTCAATGATAACGTTAACGTTGGTATTCTAGCTAACAAACTATCTACTGCTAGAGACTTACTTAGTAGACTACAACTAGCATACGAACAATTACCTCTGTGGATACAGCAAGGTATTGTTGTGTATAACAAAGGTTCGATGGAATTAGAAAACGGATCTAAAATACTGGCAGCATCTACCTCTGCATCTGCAGTTCGAGGTATGTCATTCAACATCATATTCCTTGATGAGTTTGCATTCATACCTAACCATATTGCAGAACAGTTCTTTAGTTCTGTATATCCTACTATTACATCTGGAACATCAACAAAAGTAATTATTATATCTACACCTAATGGTATGAACCACTTCTATAAGTTGTGGGTTGATGCACAAAAAGGTAGAAATGGATATGCATGGACGGAAGTGCACTGGTCGAAAGTGCCAGGTCGAGATGCAAAATGGAAAGAAACAACTATTGCCAATACATCAGAGAGACAGTTTACTCAAGAGTTTGAGTGCGAGTTTCTAGGATCTGTTGACACACTGATAACAGCAAGTAAACTTAGAGTATTAACTTACGATGACCCGATTACGACCAACGGATCTCTCGACGTATATGAAAATCCTGTATCTAATCATGATTACATTATATGTGTTGACGTATCTCGTGGTCTCGCACAGGATTATTCCGCATTTGTAGTCATAGATATTACGCATGCTCCGTGGAGACTAGTAGCAAAATACAGAGACCATGATGTTAGACCGATGTTATTCCCAAATATCATCTATAATGTAGCGACTAATTATAATAATGCGTATGTATTGGTAGAGGTAAATGATATTGGAGAGGCAGTTGCGGGAAGTTTATTCTATGACATAGAGTATGAGAACGTTCTTATGTGTGCGATGCGGGGTAGAGCAGGGCAGCAAGTCGGACAGGGATTCTCAGGTAATAAAACACAGATGGGTGTGAAGATGAGCAAGACTGTCAAAGCACAAGGATGCTCTAACCTTAAGACTCTAATCGAAGATGACAAGTTACTTGTTAAGGATTACAACATTGTATCTGAGTTGACTACGTTCATACAAAATAAGCAGAGCTTTGAAGCGGACGAAGGGTATAATGATGACTTAGTGATGTGTTTAGTTATCTTTGCGTGGTTAGTTCAGCAGGATTATTTCAAGGAAATGACTGATCAGGACATAAGAAGACGCATATATGAGGATCAAAAGAACGCAATCGAGCAAGACATGGCACCATTTGGTTTTATATCTGACGGATTGGAGGATGACACTATAGTAGATGAGTCTGGAAGCATCTGGCAGATAGATATGAACGAGGAAAATCAAGAAAAATGGAAGCTAGATGAGTATGGTGACGTAAGTTATATGTGGGACTATAAGTAGAAAGGCAACTTTTTCTAAATAATATTAGACAAAAATTGTTATTACATCAGGAGTAAAATACATGGCTAGCACGCTTCTATCGCCAGGAGTCGAAATCCAAGAAAGGGATTTGACTATCGGGTCGATTGAGACGGTTGAAGTAAACGTAGGAGCAATAGCGGGTGCCTTCTCTAAAGGACCTGTTCTTAAACCAGTTCGCATCGCAAACGAGTCTCAGTTAATTGAACAGTTCGGTGAACCCTCCGACGCTAATGCAGGGACATGGTGGACTGCAGCAAGTTTCCTCCAGTATGGTGGTGTTCTTGATGTTGTTCGAGTAGCTACATCTGGACAACTTACAGCATCAGACGATAATGTAACTTCTCCTTATACACTGTCTATTCCAACAGTAGATGTATATGAATCAGTTTATGCTATTGCAACAGCAAACCCATTCAAGTGGGCAGCGAGAAATCCTGGCAGTGATTCAAATGCAATTAAAGTTAGCATCATTGATAAAGGTGCTGATATTTCACTAACTCTCGATGGTGCTTTGTCTACGTCCACAATAGGAACTCAGGTTCAAACAGCATCTGGATCTCCTGGCGGTGCTAAGTCTGGTTTCATTTATCAGTGGGATTCTGTTAACAACATAGTTTCCTTAATTACTTCTGATACTTGGACTGGTAGTGAGGTTATTGAAAACGGTGTAACCGACCTTAACATCACAGCAAAGTCAGATTGGTATGATTCACAAGTTGCTTATGGCAATGTAAAATGGAATTCAATCGCTCCTAGACCTGGCACTTCACCTTACGTTTCAGAACGTGGTGGTGCTAATGATGAAATGCACGTTGTTGTATTTGACTCAACAGGAGTTATTACTGGATCACCAAATACATTACTTGAGAAGTTTACATTTGTTTCTAAAGCAAACAATGCAAAGACTTCATCAGGTGCAGTTAACTATTACCCAACTGTAATACAGGACAAATCAAACTTTGTTTACTGGGGTTCACACGAGAATGATGCATACGACGTAAGTGGTAATGCAGCAATCACTACTGGTGCAAACTTTGGTGGAACAGGAAATGCAGGAAGTCCTAGCACAACTACATTTGATTTATTCTCATCAGACTCTGCTAACAGAAGTTATACTTTTGTAAAGGGTGCTGAAACATTAGGTGCAACATCAGGAGAGATCATGACTGGTCTTACTGAGTTCGCAGATGTTGAGACATTAGATGTTGATTACATCCTCATGGGTCCTGGCGACATCGGCAGTAAATCCAACACACAGTCTATAGCAGCAAAGGTTCTTTTCATTGCTTCTGGCAGAAAAGACGCTGTTGGTTTCATATCTCCTTTCTATGGAGACGTTGTTGGAGTTACATCCTCAGCAACACAAACACAAAATGTAGTAGACTTCTACAATAACATGCAAGCAACATCATTCGGTGTGTTTGACAATGGTTGGAAGTATATCTACGACAGATTTGCAGACAAGTATCGTTACGTTCCACTTAACGGAGACGTTGCAGGATTATGTGCAAGCGTTACCGCTAACGGAACTCCATGGTTCTCTCCCGCAGGATTAAACCGTGGTGCAATCAGAGGTGCAGTTAAACTTGCATACTCACCAACTAAATCCGAAAGAGATACACTGTATCAAAGAAGGATCAACCCAGTAACCAGTTTACCTGGTCAGGGCATAGTCCTATTCGGAGACAAAACAGCTCTCGCTTCACCATCTGCATTTGATCGCATCAATGTTAGACGTCTTTTCAATGTGATAGAGAAGACAATCGGCAACGCTGCGAAGGGAGTCCTTTTTGAATTAAACGATGAGTTCACACGTAACAACTTTAAGAATGTTGTTGAACCATTCCTTAGAGGCATTCAAGCTGAAAGAGGAATCACAGATTTCTTAGTTGTATGTGATGAGTCCAATAACACTGGAGCAATCATCGACGCGAACGAGTTTAAGGCAGATTTCTATATCAAGCCTGCACGTTCAATCAACTTTATCACACTGACATTCATTGCTACACGAACAGGTGTATCATTTGAAGAAGTCATCCCACGCAGATAACATCGGAGCAAATTAACAATGGCAAGTAAAGGATTAGGTTTACTTACTTTTCAATCAGCAATTAAGGGCGGTGTCCGCCCTAACCTGTTCTCAGTAGAACACGGTTTCCCATCAGGAGTAGCAGATCCTGTAATTGATGGAACTGGTAAACCAGAAGAGTCAGTCACATTTATGTGCAAAGCAGCAGCACTTCCTGCAACAAACGTAGGAACTGTTGAATTACCATTCAGAGGTCGTGTTCTCAAAGTGCCTGGCGACAGAACTTATGAAACATGGACAGGAACATTCTATATGGATGACGCATTTGAATTGCGTGCAGCATATGAGAAATGGATAGAACTTACAAACGGTGTAGGAACAAACACAGCAACAGCTGGTATCAGTAGTGATGCTGATGGTATCTTGAAGAACATCAAGGTAGATCAGTTAAGCAAATTTGATGGTGACGGACAGAACCTAAAGGTTATTCGTCAATACGAATTGTTCTCTGCATTCCCTGTATCTGTATCTCAGGTATCAGTTGCGTATGACAACAATGATTCGTTTGAAGAGTTTGACGTAGAATTTGCATATCAGTTCCACACATCAAAATCAGTTGATGCAGGAAACAGTAGCAACGATAGTCTCGTTTAATAACCCTACTAAATAATAAGGATAAGAAACCACAGATATTATGGCAGAGTTATTCGGTTTCTCGTTTAAGAAGAATGCAGAGAAGAGTCGTGCTCCGTCTCCGATCCAGCCTTCTTCTGACGATGGAGCTACGAGTTATATTGCAGGAGGTTACTACGGTCAGTATCTTGACCTAGACGGTAACTTCAAAACTGAGTATGACATGGTGAAGAAGTATCGCGAAATGGCGATGCACCCAGAGGTTGATTCAGCGATTGAAGATATAATTCATGAAGCGATAGTTGCAGATCAAAACGATAGTCCAGTTCAAGTTAACTTAGATAACCTTGAAGTTAGTGATGCAGTAAAAAGTATTATTAGAGACGAGTTCGATTATATAAAAAATTTATTTGGTTTCGATAGCAAAGCTCATGAGATGTTCCGTAGATGGTATATTGATGGGCGTTTATATTATCATAAAGTAATTGACTTAGATAATCCTGCGGATGGTATCAAAGAATTGCGTTATGTAGATCCACACAAGATTAAGAAAGTAAGGCAGATAACAAAACCAAAAACTGCAGATGAGTTTATGAAGTATGACTTCGGTAAAGGCGAAGAGTATTTCCTATACAATCCAAAAGGTCTAAACAATACATCTGCAAATAGCGGAATCAGAATTGCAAAAGACGCAATCACATATTGCACATCAGGTTTGATGGATACGAATAGAAATATCATTCTATCTTACTTGCATAAAGGAATCAAAGTTCTCAATCAGTTACGTATGATCGAGGACTCTCTTGTTATCTACAGAATATCAAGAGCACCAGAAAGAAGAATATTCTACATTGACGTTGGTAATCTACCAAAACAAAAAGCGGAAACATATCTTCGTGAGGTTATGGGTAGGTATCGTAACAAGTTAGTATACGATGCTGCTACTGGTGAGATCAGAGATGACAGAAAATACATGTCAATGATGGAAGATTTCTGGTTACCACGTAGAGAAGGTGGTAGAGGAACAGAGATTACTACATTGCCAGGTGGTCAGAACCTTGGAGAATTGACAGACGTGCAATATTTCCAAACAAAACTTTACAAAGCGTTAAATGTTCCTGCAGGAAGATTAGAAAGTGGCACATCATTTGACCTTGGTAGATCCGCAGAGATCACTAGGGATGAATTAAAGTTCACTAAGTTTGTAGGAAAACTCCGCAAAAAGTTTAGTGACATATTCCATGACACCCTCAAGACACAGCTAATACTCAAGAGTGTTATCACACCAGAAGACTGGGATGACATGAAAGAGCATATCCAGTATGACTATCTCTATGATAATCATTTCACAGAACTAAAGAACTTAGAAATGATGACAGAGAAATTAAATGTCATCGCTGCTATGGATCCTTATGTTGGAAAGTATTTCTCTACTCAGTTTATTAGATCAAAAATTCTTAAACAGACTGAGACTGAAATTGAAGAAATGGATGTTCAAATGGAAGATGATATCGCAAGTGGTAAGGTAATAGATCCTGCAAGTCAAACACAATTAGATCAGGATACAATAAACGCGGACATTGATAATATTCCAAAAGATCAAGAGATGAAAGATGTGCAAATTGCACAGCAAAAACAGGCAGCGACGAACGGGGATGCTCCACCAAAAATGAATGGTAGACAGGATCCTCGTAAATCTTCCGCGTCTCAAAATGGGAACGGTAATAAATAAACTTTAGGTAACATTAAATTATGGCCACACAAGAACGAGAAATCGTTGACTTACTTTGGGACGGTGGACAGGCAGATGCCTTAGACAAACTCAAAGATATGCTGCAAGTTAAAGCTGCAGCAGCAGTTGATGCGAGCAAACTAGACGTTGCAAATCGTATGTTTCCGCATGTCCCTGATGAAGGGAATGTGAATTCTAGAGAGACAGGTCTTCCTCCAGAAGGCGAAGCATCTCCAGAGGAAACAGCAGACGTTATCAATCGTAACGATGTAGAAACAGAAGAGGAACCCGATGAAACTGATCACGGAACAAATTGAACCAGTTGAAATTCTAACCGAAGAAAAGGACGGTAAGAAGAATACTTTTATTAAAGGTATCTTTTTGCAGACCGAGATCACCAATCGCAATGGAAGAATGTATAAGTTCGACTCCATGGCGAAAGAGGTTAATAAGTATAATGAAGAGTTCGTCAAACGCGGAAGAGCGTTAGGTGAACTAGGTCATCCCGAAGGTCCTACAATTAATCTAGATCGTGTGTCACATAAGATAGTTCAGTTGACCCCAGAAGGAACAAACTTCATGGGTAAGGCAAAACTATTGGAAACACCTATGGGTAAGATCGCTAAGAACTTGCTTGAAGAGGGTGTGCAACTAGGTGTGTCATCACGTGGATTAGGTTCTATCAAGAGAGAAGGAACCGCACAAATCGTTGCTGACGATTTTATACTCTCTACAGCAGCAGACATTGTTGCTGATCCCTCCGCACCTGATGCTTTTGTTGAAGGTATATACGAAGGAAAAGAGTGGTGTTTAGTCGATGGTGCGATTAAAGAGGCACAATTGGAAGCAGTTAAGCAGTCGCTTGACAACGCTCCCTCAACACAAGAACTTGCAGAGCGAAAGATTGCCGCGTTCAATGCTCTGTTAAGAAGTTTATGATTTATAAATAATATTATTAAATCTTAACGCAGTCTAATTTATCCGTAAGGAGTAACCAATGTCAAGTATTGATGAAAAATTTCAAAAGGTGATCGCAGAAAACGCGGCTCCTGCTGATGAAGAACTAAAAGAAGATGCAGCAACTGGCGATACCGCCATCAAAAAAGGTGCTGTGCCTCCACAACCATCCCCATTAAGTAATTCAGCAACGGAAGTTGGTGGATCTACGAAGGAAAAACCCGAAGGACCTGATAATGTGGGTGCTAAGGCTGCTGCACCAGTAGGTGCAACAAAAGATTCTACAATCAAAACTAAACCAAGCGGTGCTAATTCCAGTTTACCTGGTGCACTAAGTGGTCAAATTTTTGACGATGTAGAAAAAGAAGGTGAAGCAATCACCGAACAAGAAGTCTCAGAAGACATCACAGCAATCCTAAGTGGTGCCGATCTAGACGAAGAATTCCAAAAGAAAGCAACAACTGTATTTGAAGCTGCTGTATCAGCAAAAGTTTCTGCAGAAGTTACTAAACTAAAGGAAACTGCAGAAGGCAGGATCAGCGAAGAACTTGATAAGATCAAGGAAGAATTCGCGGGTCGCGTAGAGAATTTCCTCTCATATGCTTGTGAAGAGTGGATGACTGAAAACGAACTAGCCATTGAGAATGGTCTTCGTGGTGAAGTCACCGAAGCATTTATGGGTGGATTAAAGAAATTGTTCATTGAAAGCAACATCAACATCCCAGAGGAATCTCTAGATGTTGTCGCTGATATGAGCGAGAAACTAGATGACATGGAGACCCGACTTAATGAACAAGTCGAGAAGAACATTGCATTACATGAAGCCGTAGGTGGTTATCGTAAAAATGAGATTTTGACAGAACTATCCAGAGGACTTGCAGAAGTTCAGAAGGACAAGTTTACATCTTTGGCAGAAGCAGTGGAATTCAAGACAGAAGAGTCGTATCGTGAGAAGTTGGAGCAAATCAAGGAGTCTTACTTCGGTGCTAAGAAACCAGAAGTAAAGGAAGAGATCTCTGATGAGCAACCAACTCAACCAAGTGAAGTCGTAAGCGAGAGCATGACTTCTTATGTTCAGCAACTCGCTAAGAGACTGTAACTACTGTAAACCCAAAACAACACACAGGAGTGTAATTTCGCATGTTTAATGCAGAAAAACTCCAAGAGAAGTGGGCACCAGTTCTTAACCATGAAGGTCTTCAAGACATTAAAGACCCTTATCGTAAGTCGGTAACCGCAATTCTCTTGGAAAACCAAGAGAGATCAATACGCGAAGAGCGTAATGTTCTTACAGAAGCACCAACAAACGTTGGTCCTATCAACACACAGACAACTGGTTCTGGTAACGTAGCAGGTTTCGATCCAATCCTTATTAGTTTGATCCGTCGTGCAATGCCTAAGCTTATTGCTTATGACATCGCAGGTGTTCAACCTATGTCAGGACCTACTGGATTGATCTTTGCAATGAGATCACGTTACACCAACCAGACAGGTAACGAAGCATTCTTCGATGAGCCAGACGCACAGTTCTCAGGAACAAAAGGTGGCACACCTCCAACTGCTACTACTGAGAAGAATCCTGGTCTTATCAACGATGCAACAGGTGGTGGAACAACTGAAGGCAACTATGATCTTGCTTCAGATAAGTTCACAACATCAGAACAGGAATCATTAGGTGATTCATCAGGTAATGCCTTCATGGAGATGGCATTCAGCATAGATCGTATCGCTGTTGAAGCGAAAGGTCGTGCTTTAAGAGCTGACTACTCAGTTGAACTTGCTCAAGACTTGAAAGCTATCCACGGATTAGATGCAGAGTCTGAGTTGGCAAACATTCTCTCAACAGAGATACTTGC